CAGCCCGGCGGCGTGGCGGGAAGCGACGATCTCAGCATCTATAACGACGGCAGCTTCGGCAAGATCTCTTCTCCGGGCGGCGCGGTCATCTCGTTCAAGAACAACCAGTCGTCGCTGTACCTGTTGGCGACGAATGTCTTCCCCGGGAACGATGGCAACGTCGATTTCGGGCACGTGACGTTCAACTGGAGAACCGCATATGTCCGCGGTTTGGGGACCGGCACGGGGCAAGTCTTCTCGCTTGTGAAACCCGGACAGCTACTCGGCGATACGAATACGTTCCTGCGCTTCGCCGACACGGAACCGGGAGACTTCTGTGCCGCCACGACCGTATCGGGAATGGATGCCTATTTTAAGGGCCAAAGCGGCGGGGTATCCGGCGGCGCCAACCCCGATGGCGGCAGCTTCGTTTTCGAGCCTGGAGCGCTTGGGTATGGCGGCGCGGGCGCCGACGGCCGCTTCGTCGTGCGCCAGCCCGGCGGCGTGGCGGGCACCGACGATCTGCGCATCCGCCACGACGGGACCGACGGGGAAATCGACACCCTCGCCGGCGATCTCTTCCTCAACCCCACCGGCTCCGTCAAGTTCGGCACGCACGCGGCCATCGGCGCGGAAACGGTCACGGGGTACATCACGGTCAAGGATGCCGCGGGCAACAGCCGGAAGCTCGCCGTCGTGAGTTGAACGACTGCGGATTGAGGAATGCGGATTGCGGATTGACAGCCACAACTAAGAGCCAGGAGCCAAGAGCCAGGAGCCGAAGACCATGAGCGTGGAAGTGAAGACGGCGACGGACGGGAAGGTGCAAGTCAGCGTGGGAATCGACCCCGCGCGGCGCGAAGCGGACCTGGCCGCGGACATCGCGAGCGGCGCGGTCTCCAAGGCCGAGGCCAAGGCGCGGCTGCATGAGATGCTTCTCTCCGACGCGATCCGGGCGCTGGAGCGGGCGCGGGAAGCGCTGTTGACCGACGCCGTGGCCGAGCAAGCCGAACTGACCGCGCGCCTGGAAGCGCTGAACGCGGCGCGGGCGGCGGTCGACGAGGAGATCGGCGCGTCGTTGGACGCCGTTCGGTAGCGGCCCGCTGGGGAATGCGGATTGCGGATTGACAGCCACAACTAAGAGCCAGGAGCCAAGAGCCAGGAGCCGAACCATGGCGGAGCGGGTGGAGGAAAAGGACCTGGCGCGGCTGGCGGCGGCCTTGGACGCGCAAGGGGCCGCGGAACGCGACGCGCGGCACGCGGCGGAACGCGTGGGACTCTTGCGCGAACTGATCGCCGCGAAGTACGGCCTGGGCGAAGGCGACCGCGTCACGCGGGACGGCGCGATCGTCCGGAAGGCCCCGGGCGAGGCGGCCGGGACGGAAGCGTAAGGATTTGGCGGTCCCCCTTTCTGGGGGCCGCGGGCGACTTGTACGATCTGATCGAGGATGTCGAGTCCATGCACGTGGCCGACACGAAGAAGAACAAGGAGATGGACCATGGCAAGACGCCAGCATGATCTTGGTGAGAACGCCGTAAGCGTGGACACGGCAGGCGGAACGCCTGTTTCCTACGATCATGTGCGCCTTTCAAGATACATCAACTATCCGGCGCTCAGAAGGCTTGAAGCCTTTTGGGAGATCGGCAGGACCGACGGCAGCGATTGGGTTCCTTCCACGGCTCCCGGCCACAGCGGCTTGAAGGTGTACGAGGACAGTGACTACGACACGTTGATAGGGGAATCCACACCTGCTGATCTGGAAGATCGGATTTACCTCGATCTCGTGTCAGACGGAGCGATTCTAGGCGGAACTCAAGAGAACTATCCGGCCTAAGGAACTGAGCGATGGCTGTAGCGACCGTACTTCCTACGGAATTCTTGAAGGGAGTGAACAAGGACGCTATCTCTCTAATCAAGGGTCATGTCGTCGCCGTGGACAGTTCAGGAATAGGAGTTTTGCGGGCCACATCGGCAAACAACACGCGCAATGCCATAGGGCTTGTTGTCGCCGGGGCTGCTCCTACTTTTGTCGCGAAAGTTCAGTTTTCGGGAAGATTCGAGTTGAGTGACTGGACGCCAATAACAGGAACCGTTTCTTTGTCGGCAATGGCGATCTACTATCTCGATCTTGTGAGCGGTAAAATGGCTACCGTTCCACCGACAGGAACAGGACAAATCGTTCAGAAAGTTGGAAGAGCTTTGAGTCCGCAGGTTTTGGAGATCAAGATTGAACCCTCGATCATTTTGGCATAAGGAGAAGAGAGATGGCGCTGCGAAAACCTCTTGTCGTCATTCAGGGTCAAAAGCAGGAGCTTCCCGCAGGAGATACCTTGGATGCACCCGTGACCGGTGTCGGCGTTTCCCAAATGACGAATGGAAACGCGGGAGCGATCTCCAAAGGCCAAGTGGTCTACATCAACGGAGCCAACTCCGTTGATCTGGCCAAGGCGGATGCCCTTGGAACCTCCAATCCGACCTACAGGTTCGTTCGAAGTTCGTCCATTGCCCCCGCCGCCATCGGAGACATCCAGCATGATGGCGTCCTGGACGGATTCACCGGACTCACGCCGGGGGCCAAGCAGTGTCTTTCGGCGGCGACGGCGGGATTGCGAACGGAAGTCGCCCCGACCGGAGCGGGCGAAGTCGTGATTCTTCTCGGCAAGGCGATCAGCACCACCGAGATCGAAATCGAGATCAGCGACACCGTTCTTCTGGTATAAGGACTGAATCATGGCCGTTCGAAGGCCGGTTGTTGTCATTGCTGGACAGAAGCAGGAACTTCCTATCGGGGATACTCTTCCTGGTGGTCTTACGGACCAGGAAAAGTTGATCGCGGGCATACCTGTTGCTTCCGCCCTGGCATTGACAGAGACTCTTGAATTCGATGGAGTCAACGACTGGATTGACATCGGGAATCCGGCAGAGATTCAGTTCGACCGGCTGGACTCGTTTTCTTTCGGCATTTGGTTTTGCACTCTTGAACTTTCCACTGTCGGCGCTCTTTTGAGCAAGCGGCTGGACGGAGGAACAAGGAGAGGTTGGTCGCTTGTTTACCGTCCGTCTAATCCCGATTTTGTCGTTGGCATAACGAGTACGGATACCTTGAACGGGATCGAAGTGGATTTTCCCATAGGCTACAGAGAAGTCAACAACGGCCTGTGGCATCATGTGTGCGTGACCTATGACGGAAGCAGCGCGGCTTCAGGTGTGAAGCTGTATTTGGACGGCAAGGAACTAACGCGGAACAACATCACGGGAGACAACTTGACGGCCACCATAGTCGAAGCGGCGGCGAATCTTGCCATAAGTTCCCGTGACGGATTTAGCAGATTCTTCGATGGATTCTCAACGAGCGCGACAATCTGGAACGCTGAGTTGACGGCTGAAGAAGTCCGCGAACTCTATAATGCCGGAACTCCGTCCGATCCGACTTTCCATAGTCTATCCGCGAATCTTGTCGGCTGGTGGCGCTGTGACCAAACAGACACCGCTCCGACAATCACGGACAACTCCGTCAACAGCAATAATGGGACGATGGTCAACTTCCCCGCGTCCCCGTTTAGGAACAACTACCCTCCTGGCGGGAGGATGAACACGTGAGCAATGTAGCATACGCAATCGTTCCCTCTACCGAAATCACGCAAGAGATGATTGACGTGTCCACGTCGTTGTCGCTCGGCACCATGTTGAAGTCAATCGACGGAACACGAGTCGTGGTGGAATTCCTCCCGCCCCAAGAACTATTCGACTCATATGACGTGTACGACAACGCGGCCATCAAGGAAATTCTTATGAACGAAGATTGGATGGCCGCTTTTCCAGGTAACATTCCTTCCAGGCTTTTGATAAAGGACAAAACAACAGGTGCTCTTTTCCGCATTGTCTGTGACAACGGAGTGCTCGACGTGGAAAGCGTGTGAGGAACAGGAATGAACATTCAGGCGAGGCTAGCGGCTTTTGGCGGCGACATTTGGGCTTCTCCCAAGTGTCTCTGTCTGAATCCGCTTCTTTGGCCCGCTGTTGTCTACGGGATGCCAAAAGTGCATTTCACATGGGATGACTACCGTTGCTTTACGAGTCTCATGCAGCCCGGAGACTTCATCCTTACACAATCCAGACACTATATTGGTTCCGCGAAGTTCATTCCTGGAGCATGGAAACATCTTGCTGTGTTTACCGGGCCTGTCACCGGATACAGGGATCAGAAAACGAAGTTCATCTACAAACCTCGATCTCTTGGAGTGGACAGAGTTCATACGGGCGGACAACAAGTGGGGACGTTCGTAAGAACGATTACACACGCGATCAGCGAAGGAGTGGTTGTTCAAGACTTGGGAGAACTTCTGTTCCATTCCGACTATGCCGCTGTCGTTCGTCCGTGGGTCGTGCATTCGGAAGCGCAGATCATTGTTGATGCCGCATTGAGTCAATCCGGCATCGGCTACAACTTCGATTTCAAGCCGAGCGGTAAGCCCGCTTCGTATTGCACCGAACTTGGCGCTTTCTGCTGTGACAAGATCAAGCGACATGCTCCGTCGAAGAGGAAAATCAAGGCTTCTCTGACAGCGATCTTTCTTCCGTTCGATAGATTCAAGCAGAGAGTCTATCTAGCGGATGCGTTCTTGCAGTTCCCGATGATTTGTTGTTCCGTGGCCTGCAACAATCCAATGTTCAGCAAGCAAAGCATGTGGCCGGAAAAAGTGAGACAGGCAGTGTTGACAGCGCCGGATGCAACGAGGTTCTTGAAATGATACGTGGCGTCAAAGACGAGACAACTTCTTTGGGCCTTCAGTTGGCTGATAGGGAAACCACGAAGTTTCCTCAAGTGGAAATCTTCATTCCCGGATCGGCAACACCCTTTGTCACTGTCGATCTTCCGCATCGTTCGGGCGGCTACTATGAAGCGTCCTACACCTTCACTGCCGTAGGGAAGTACAACGCTCGTTTCGTGACGTACACCGATGCAGGACACACGACGCTGGACGAATACATTTCGACCGAACTTGAAACCGTGCTCGTGGAAGCAAACGATCTGGATTCCATTCGGACTGCCGTCGATACAGTTACCGGAGACGTAACTTCCCTTCTGACCCTCTTGCAAAGAGTCCTTGGGCTTGTCCAAGAGAACTTCAGAATCTTCTCTCCGGTGTATGACGCGAGACACAACTTGACTTCCGCGACGATCAGGATATACCCTTCCAAGGCGGATACCATCGCGAACACGAACGTTCTCGCGGAATACTCCGTATCGGCGACGTACAACGTGGACGACGAGATGCTTACGTATCAGGTGGTCAAGGAGTAGTACGATGGCTTCAGGCGTGTGTTTGGCAACCAAGGGAATGATTTGCAGGCCGAGAAGAAACTTGTGCCTGCACTTTCCTTTGACGGGAACAATCGTTGTCAAGCGAACCGGCTTGAAAGGAACCATTGTTGACAAGAGCCAACTTGTCGGCACCCTAAAGTGCTGTTGCGTCTAAGGAGCGGAAGATGGACGTTGAAATCTTCAGGGGTGACAACCAAACGCTTGAAGTGACCGTTAAGGACGTTGACGGCGTTGTGTTTGACATCACCGGAAGCACAGCGCGATTCACCGTCCGAAAGGACTTCAACACCACAGCTTTGATCGAGAAGTCTTCTGCCGTTGCTGGCGAAGCCGCGATCACCGATCCAACAAATGGCGTGCTCGAAATCTATCTTGTTCCCGCTGACACAAGGGAGTTGAACTATTGCGGAAACTTCGTGTATGACGTTGAAGTAGAGTTGCCTTCTGGCGACATTCACACAGTTCTTCAAGGCGTGTTCAAGATCAAAGGCGACGTGACTTACAGCGGATAGGAGTGTGAGATGAAAGGTGACAACTACACAATGACGATCATTTTTACGCTCCTTTCGGCGCTCTTAGCTGTCGTTGGAACGTTGATCTTTGTTATTGGGCGGCTCTTTTGGGGCAAGTTGAAAGAAGTCGAAGGAAGATTGATCGCTCACGAAGAGAAACACCGTGAAGATGTGAGACATCTCTACCAGAGGATAGATGACGCCAAGAAGGACATCAACGATCTTGACGCGACTGTTTCAGGTTTTCCGGGAATCTATTTGACCCGGAAAGAGTTCAACGAATGGGATATAGCAACTACACGTAGCGGGAGAGGAAAGCGATGAACATTCTCGTTTTCGATTCCAATAGGGTTTTTGCGAATCATGTTGCGGAGAGGATCGCAGGTTTCGTTCCGCAAGCGTTCGTGGACACATGTCCCAATATATACATACTCAAACGTAGGCTGGAAAACAAAACCTACGATTTGATTTTGGCGGATGTGTTGTCCACAATCGATGCAGACGAAGTTATCGCTGTTCTTTCTGAAATCAAGACTCTCGTCGTCATTTGGACACCGTTGAGCACGGATATGGCGTGGAATCTCATGTCGGAGTGCAAACGGGATTTCATCAGGAAGCCGTCGTTGCCGGATGTTCAAGCGGCTCTCACTCCTTACGTAGCGAGGGTCAGCAACAGGAGTGCGCCTGTATGAACACTTCAACGCTGAAGAAACATGCGTCGAAGCATGGATTTGAATTGATTAAGTTCGTGCTCGCGCTATGCGCCGCGATCATCGGATTCTACTACACGTTTCTTCAGATGCAGCGGGATGTGAAAGAGAACAAAGAAGGCATTCAGAGAAACGAAGAGCGCCTTTTGCCGGTCAACAAGCGGAGTTGGGAAAACCACGGCAACATCAAGGACTTGCAGAAAGATAACGAGCACAACAAGGAGATCACCGAGAAAGCGTACAAGAGAATCGAGCGGCACATGGAAGAACAGAAGGCGTGGAACACAAAGATGGACACGCGCCAGCAACAGATGCAGATAGACGTGAAAGTCATTCAGAAGGAACTGGAGACGCGGAATCCGTGAACAGTCTTATGGAACCCATGGCACCGCGTGTCTGCACGCGGGAAACCAGTCAACCGACTGTGCCGTTGGATAGTCTTGTTTTGCGTATTCTCCGTCTTGCCGAAATCCTTTCTCAGAAGAGGCACTTCAAGTATCAGAAGGAGTTCGGCTATCGTTTTGTGGAAGCCGTTCTTCTCCATGACGGCGACATGCTTACCGCGCTTTGGGCTAGGCAGTCCGGCAAGTCTCAGTTGATTGCGGACATTCTCGCCGCGTGCTGCTTGATTCTTCCGCTTCTTGCGAGAATGAAAATCTTCGAAGACGATTGGCGCTTGAACTGTACCGACGAGCAAGGCAACTATCGCGGCTACAAGTACGGTGTCGTTGTCGGCATCTACGCGCCGAAACAGGAACAGGCTGACATCGTTTACAGTCGCCTTCGTGACACGCTCGAAACGGACACCACGAAGGAAGTAGCCGCCGAATTGAACGTTGCCCTTGACATCGGCAACGCCAACAAGACTCGTCTTTCGAATGGAAGCCGGATTCGTTCTCAGTCGGCTTCGGAACAGTCACACATCGAAGGCGACACGTACCACATCCTGATTCTTGATGAGGCGCAAGACATCGGGACGCTGAAGGTGAGGAAGTGTTTTGCTGAAGGCACGCTTTTCATTACTTCTGGAGGAATCGAAGTTCCTGTGGAAGAAGTTGTCAAAAAGAAACTGCCTGTGTTGACTCCTTCTGGCTTTTTTGAGTCTCGTGATATTGAGTACCATGATAATGGTGTGCAACCCGTGTATCGTGTGACATTAGCAGGAGGAAGATACTTAGACGTTACGGCCAATCACCGGCATTTTGTGCGCAGCAGAACTCGGAGGGTTCCTTTCGAAGCCTTGACTTACGAAATCCAGCCCGGCTGGCAAATGGCTGTTCCTACACGATTGAATAATGCAGCAGGTGTCTTAGGGAACTTTGATCGAGGATTCTTGCTTGGCTTGCTTCTTGGTGACGGATGTTTCACTGGCGATAAGCCGCAAATAATTGTTGAGCCTTCTGTAAAGAAACTACTTGACCGTATATGTCCGCATGAATTCGGCGTGCGTCCTGTAGTCTATAACGAGCAATCTAGTGGAATGCTTGAATGTGGGCTTACTTCGCCTGGAAACAAGAAAGGCTCTAATAAGTTGACAGAATGGCTGAAAAAAATCGGCGTTTGGGGGGCAAAGCGTGAGAACAAGCGTATACCCAATCTTCCTTGGAGCTTAGAATTTCTGCGCGGACTTGCTTCCGGGTTGATTATAGCTGACGGCAGTATAGAAAATCCGACTGTGAAACCTGTTGTTTCATTTTCCAACTGTTCAGAGTATCTTGTAGACGGCCTTCGGAAAACTTTGTTACACTTCGGCATTCAATGTGCTAAGTTCGAAGGTTTCGTGGAAAGCACAGGGAATTTGCCGGGAATAAAAGAACGTCTAGGCACCTATATGTACCGACTGCATATAAAGTCTGTTGAAGATGTGCGTGAATTTCATAAGCAGTTTAACTTAGGGCCAAAACAAGACGCTCTTGAAGCGGGTATCCGCACTATTCAAGGAAAAAGAGGGCGGAGTAGAAGTCAGTTTTATCCTGAAGACATACAGTTTGTTAGTGTTAAATCCGTCAGACATATCGGAAAGAAACCCACATACTGCGTGACTGTTCCAGATGAACGGCATTTTGTCATTGCTAATGGAATCGTAACAGGTAACAGCCTTCATCCCATGGTTGCCGCGTACAACGGCGTCATTGTGAAGATCGGAACTTGTTCGACGGAGAAGTCTGATTTCTACACGTCGATCAAGTCCAATCAGCGTTTGTACGCGCAAGGCGAAGCGAAGAACCACTACCGATACGACTATCTTGTTTGTCAAAAGTACAACTCCATGTATCGGGACTACATCAAGAAAGAAAAAGTTCGCCTTGGTGAAGACAGCGATGAGTTCCGTCTTAGCTATTGCTGCGAATGGTTGCTTGAGCGTGGACAGTTCATCACGGACAAGCAGCTTATGACGCCCGCAATCGCTAAGACGCACGGCGGCTATCACGAGATTTGGCACCGATCTTCTCGTGTGACAACTCAGATCGCCGGGATTGACTTCGGAAAAATCCACGATCCAAGTGTGATTACCGTAATGGACGTGGATTGGAGAACTCCCGTCGCTGATGAATGGGTTGACACGCCTGAAGGGAGTTTCCATTGGATCGCCTACAACAAGCGTGTCGTTGCTTGGCACATGCTTCTCGGCGACAACTACGAGCACCAATTCCACGAGATTGTGAACTTCCTCTCCAATTTCAAAGGACTGAGGAAGATCACTCTCGATGCAACAGGTGTGGGGGAATGGGGACTTGACAAGTTCACCGTGTACTACAGCGAGTTTGATCGCGGGAAGGGGGCGGATGGAACGCCTGAAATGGGATTTGTCGAAGTGCAGGGAGTGAAGTTCACCCCGGCTTCGAAGTCGGATGGTTTTAAGATATTGCATTCCGATCTCATGTCGGGTAGACTCTCCTTCCCTGCCGGAGAGAAGGCGAGAAAGTCAAGACACTTCAGGCGCTTCGTGGGAGAGATGTTGGACTTGAGAAAGTTGTACAAGAACAACTACATGGTGTGCGAGCATCCAGACGAACCGGGAGCGCATGACGACTACCCTGTTTCTCTCATGCTTGCCGCCTACGGCGCGCAGGAACCGGCAGACACGGGCGAAATCGAAGTTCAACAGAACTTCATGGTAGGAGCGGGGGTAATAGCGTAATGGCACAGCGTGGCGGACGTGGACAGAAAAAGAAGCTGCCCAAGTTGGGAACCGGGAAACGTTTTCAACGGCTTCAACGATCCTTGGGAAGACAGGAAGACGGGATTGAAGACCCAAAGGCTTTGGCCGCTGTCATAGGCCGGAAAAAGTTCGGCGCAAAGAAGATGGCCAAGATGGCTGCCGCTGGACGCAAGAGGGCTAAGTAGTGTACCGAATTTTCGGCACACTAATAGAGTGAGGTTAGACCATGAGCAAAGTGCTTGGCTTCTTGAGAAAGACTTTCACGGGACGTACCGATACGTATCTCGATTCTGCTTTGTCGGGGAACGATGTCTTGGACGTTACCGGAACTTTCTTTGAAGATCACTCCCGAGACTACACGCATACACGCCTTGCTCGCTACAAGCGCAACTGGCGCTTTTATCGCGGAGAACACTTCGAAGTTCGAACCATTGACGGGCAAAGAAAACTCGCCATCAACTACTGTCGTCCCATTATAAACAAGTCCGTCGATTGGCTCTTTGGCTCCGGGTTTAAGATCACTACACCACCGGGGAACGAAAACATTGTTCCGCTTCTCGATATGGTGTGGAGAGCCAACGATAGAGACAAGATGCTTTGGGAACACGGACAGATGGGCGCTGTGACAGGCGATGCTTTTCTTTACATCACCGTCGAAGATCGTGGTGTGGACGGAAAGCCTCTCCCTCTCGATCAGCAAAAGATCGTCATTCGCAATATAAACAGTTCTTATGTCCACCCCATCTACGACGAAAGCGACGAACGGGAGATGTATGCCGTTCTCATCCAGTTCCCGACTGTGTTCAACTCTTCGGACAGACCTTTGCGGGCCATGACATTGAGAAGCGGACGCCCGCTTGGATTGTACTCCATCATCATCACCCGGAGAGAAGTCGTTGAGTATTGGAACCGGGACGAGATTCCGGGTTCCAGAAGGAAGAACTTCCTTGGCCGGATTCCTGTCGTCCATACGAGGAACATCCCTATCGCAAGTTCGTTCTTTGGTGAGTCCGACATTGACGACATCATTCCTTTGAATGAGCACATCAATGAAGCGGCTAACGACATCGATTCGATCATCAAGTATCATTCCGCTCCGACAACCCTCATCTTCGGAGCGAGAGCGCAGCAACTTGAGAAGTCGCCGAATCAGGTATGGTCCGGCCTTCCTGAAAAGGCGAGAGTGGAGAACTTGGGACTGGAAGGGGAACTTGAAGCGGCAGTGAATCACTTGAAGTTCCTGAAGCTGTCCTTGCATGAAATCTCCAATACGCCCGAGAACTCCTTGGGATCGATCCAAGAAATCAGCAACACATCTGCCGCCGCGTTGGAAGTGACCTATCTTCCTTTGATCGAAAAGACTCGAAGGAAGTACACGACATACGGCAGTTCCATCGTCCAGGCGAACGAGATCGTTCTTCAGATTTTGGATCAACGCTTCGGCGTCAAGATCGGAGAACAAATCCAGGACAAGACGAGGATGTACGAAACGGGAATTGAGTTCAACTCCCCGTTGCCGCGAGATGAAAAACTCGTGGTGGACATGCTTGTCGCCAAGATGGAGCAAGGATTGGAGTCCAGAGCGGGAGCACTGAGAACTCTCGGTGTCAAGGACGTGAAGAGGAGGATGCTGGAAATCCTCGCAGATCAAAGACAGACGTTGGCCGAAGACGTTGAACGCGCTGTGGCGGCTCTCGGCGAGCGTCCCGTGAATCTGAACGTGTACGCGCTCGGCTCATACGGATTGAACCTGCCTGAACTGGAAGCCTCTTTCCAGGCGCAGGATACAGCCTATGACGAGCTACTGTCCGAAATGGAGAAGACGGAAGAGGGTGTAGGCGGGGGAGAAAGTCCTTGACATTTTCGGGGATAACCGAATAATCGGTACACTACCGTAAGGGCACTGACCGTGGGCGTAGGGACGACTGGGAAGCACGGCGCATCGTGAAGTTTCGTGTAGACTTGTTTCGGGAAGGAGAAAGATCATGGCTCGTTTCACTCACGGTCTGAGCGATGACTACCTTGGTGGCAGCGATCAGTCCGTAATGGAAGGGGCGTTCCGTGCCGGAATGCTCCAGCAACAGGGCACGCAGCAAGGCTCGAAGATGGACGGCGAGCGCGTGACCCGGATGCAAGGCGCTGGACTGTCTCAGCCTGTCGGCAGGGGCACCACCGTTCGTTCGAAGCCCGCTGGCAGGTAGTACGTGGATCGTGTGGAGTTGCCGACTACTGACTAAGAACAAGAAGGAGACGAGAGATGGAAACGACTAGTGGAATCCCCGCGTCAAAAGCGACGGCTGCGCTTCAAGCCGCCGAAGAGAAGAAGCGTCTTGGGGCAGAGGGGAATCAAGCGGCAACGCCTGCTGTTGTCGAGAAGGTTACTCCGACTCCCGAAGCCCGTTGTCCGTCTTGTGGATGGGATGGGCAAACGAAGACGGAGTATCCAGCCGACGTGAAAGCTGAACTCGAAAAAGTTCGGCAGCAAGAGAAGCAAAAGTTGTACGACAAACTTTCCAAACTCGAACATTACGAGTCGGAGAACGGAACTCTCAAGCAGAACGTTACGCTGTTGACCGATCAGAACGCTGAACTTCAAAGTGCTGTTGACACGCTGAAGGCGAAAGTCGAAAAGGCTTCTTCAAAAGCAAAGAAAGAAGATAATCCTGGGTTTGATGTCCAAGCGTTGATCGAGGACACAGCCGCCCAAGCCACTGCCGCAATGAAGAAGCAGTTCGATGAAGAGCGTGCACAGTACACTACCGAGATCAGGGAACTCACTTCTCGCGTCTCGGCCCTGCAAGGCGACAGCTTAGCTGCTTTCCGTCAAAGACTCATCGATGAAGCGGGTGGGAAGATTGTTGCTGAACTCGTGAAAGGCTCGACGGAAGAAGAACTTCGCGCGAGTGCTCTTGAGGCAAAGGCTGTCTATGCTCGATATTTCCCTGCCGGAGCAATTTCGAGCGCAGAACCGGCGGCGAATGCTTCATCGTCTGAATCCGCACAGACGCCACAGGGGACCACCCCTACTGCCACCATGCCACAAACGCACAGCGTCCCCGCTGCAAATGGGGTGCAACCGGCGGCTCCTACGCCGTTGTCTGCTCCCCGTCCGGCAACTTCGGGCGTCGAAGGCATCCCGGCGCAAACCGAAGAAGAAAAACTTCACCAGGATGTGAGAAACATGTCCCCTGAAGATTACGCGGCTAATCGTAAGAAGATTTTGAGCAGAGTGCGGCAGATTTATCCGCGCAATCCAAATCCTCTTACAAGCCGATAGTCTTTGAGGGACTAGACTGTTTGGAGAAAGAGAACAATGGCCATTGCAACCGCAATCGCGTCTGGTGGCGGCGCTACTCCTCTTCCTGAAGCGATCCTGGAAGTGTACTCGCAGGAAATCATCTTCCAGGCGCAACCCTTGCTGCGCTTTGAACAGGTGGCGAGTGTGAAGGAAGAGTTGAACGTCCTTCCGGGCCTGACGATCAAGTTCCTAAAGTATTCTTCCCTCACCGGCTCGAATGTTCTCACCGAGAACGTTGACATCGTGCCGGATGCCCTGGCCGCTTCGCAGATTAGCATCGCTGTTGGCGAGCGAGGCAAAGCCATTGGGGTGAGCGAACTGTTGCTTCGCTCGTCTTTCGATGACATCTTGGCGAGTTCCGCGCAACTGCTCGGAATGCACTTCGCCAAGACGCGGGACGCGGAAATCCGCGATACGCTGTACACCGTTCCTGGCGCGCTGTACGCGCGAGGCAGAAGCGGACGTGCCGCTATCACGAGTTCCGACACTTTCGACGTGGACTTGATTCGTGATGCTGTTTCCACCCTGGCAACCAACAAGGCTCCCAAGTTCAACGGGGATGCCTACATTTGTTTCATCCATCCTCATCAGGCGAAGTTCCTTCGTCGGGATCAGGCGTGGGTGAATGCCGCGAACTACGGCGCTCCCGATCAGATTTTCCTTGGGGAGATCGGGCGCATCGAAGACGTTCGTTTCATCGAGACGACTCAGGTTCGGAAGATTCTGAGCACCGATGGATCGATCTACACCGACAACGAGGATACCGGCGTGGACGCTGGCGTGTTCAGCACGAACGCCGATGTTTACTCGGCCCTCATCGTCGGGGATCACGTGATTGGCCTTGCCATTTCCCTGGAAGCGGAAATGCGGGACGATGGCGTGAAGGACCATGGGCGGAAGCACTCCATTGCCTACTACGGCATTTGGGGTACTGGCTTGGTCGAAAGTGCGCATGGTCTGGTGTTGGAGTCTGCGTGAGTGAGCAAGGCAACCGTGCAGGGAGGTTACATCATGCCGTGGTGGCACAAAGGACTGCACTCCATGTCCACCACGGGGAACTTTCCTCAGACCCCTGGCCGGTACGTGCATGATGGCGTGGAGGGGGCGGGCATGACCCGCTTAGACCAAATGGTCCCCGGAATCCGGCCTTGCCTTGTTTTGTGGAGCGCAGTACATAGGGGGATAGGGGCAACGGTGGCGAGTGTTTCAAAGCCGTTCCTATCCTCCTTTGTGCTAAAAGGAGAAATCGGATGAGCCGACAAATCAACGATGCCGATCCAAATGTCTTCGGAGACGGGTATAAACCTCAACGTGAATCGCCGCCTGTTGAAGTCATTGGCGGCGTTCTTGACGAAGCGGACCTTGGTGGTGTCACAAAGCACAGTGGCGCGACCAATCACGATGCCGGGGCGGGCACTTACGACATGAGTGTGACTGCCGACCAACTTCTCAACACGTACTTCAGCGAAGACAACGGGGCTTCGTACAAGAAAGTCTCCATCGATGGTCTTGTGGGCGCTACGCCTGCCGCGACCACGGCGGCTGAACTTGCCGCGCTTCTTGCCGCGAATGCCGTCTTCGACAAGTACATCGCCGCGTCAGACAACGGTGGAACGCTTCGGCTGAACGCGCGAATGCCTTCCAGTCGTTTCAAGATGTATTTCACTGGCGCTGCTGCCGCGAAGTTGGCTGGTGTTTTCACTACTGCCGTTGCTCCGGGAAGTGCTGTTGGTGGTGCGGATCAAGCGGGCGGGGCTTTTGAGTTCACCGTGCAGGATCAGGAAGGAAATGTTCTTTCCAACAAGAAAGTGTTCCTGTCCGCGTTGGATGCTTCTGGAGTTGTCATCGCTACCACGGCTCTTGGCCTTATGTCTCTTGGTCAACTTCTTGACACGGAGGCAGGTGGAAACGATGGTGTGGAGATGTTGAGTGACGCTGACGGGAAAGTGAGCGGCTACGTCGCCGACACGGCGGCGGAAGATGTCTACGTGACTGCTCGTGTTGGAAGCAATACCGCTGCGTTGGCGGTTCTTTCGCAAGGGCAGAAGAAAGTCACCTTCGTCTAGGGAGACGAGGATGTGAGTAGAGAGAATGACACGTGGACTCTCTCGAAACAACCGTGTCGATTTTTCACTAACAAAGGAGAAAGACCATGGCGAAGGACAACAAAACTCCCCCGAAGAATGCGGGCACGAACGAAGCACCGAAGGACGAAGGAAAAGGCGATGTGGGCACGGCTACTGCCACGTCCCCGTCTGCTTCTCCAACAGCGGAAACAATCGTACCACAAAGTTCCGCTGCCGTGAACAACCCGGCGAAAGTTGCTGAGATGAATCAGCCGCGATCAACAAGGCCAGGAAAGTTTCTGCACGAGTTTGAGTTTGTGGATGAAGCTGCTTTGCGAGAAGATGGCTCGGAAGTTCTTTCCGCTGGCGGTCTTCGCTCGCAGAACACGATGGAAAAAGTTCGTCAGCGAAAAGCTCTTCAAGCGAAGATCGACAACGCGGCGAAAAGGTTCATGCAGACATATCAACCCACGGATGCGAATCCGACTTTGGCGCGCAGTACGGAACTCGTCACGATTCGCGCCATGAAGTCGCACCATCCCGCACCGACGATAGGCACGTTTAGTTTTCAGGACGTGTACAACAGCTTTCTCGACGGGATGAAATACGTTTGCCCCCGTTTCGTGGCAGACGCGCTTGAAGAGGGAGACAACGCCATCACGCTTGAGTAAGGGGAATTACGATGTCTTTCGAAGTGATGTTGCTGGATCAGTACAGTGTGATCGATTCCCCGAAGCGTCTGGAACTCATCGGGCGGTTGCGCTCTATGGGAAGCGTGCCGCACGATGAGCTACCAGACAATGAACTCTCGGCGTTTCTTTTTGACGGCGCTCGTCTCTTCAATGAAGAGATTCAAAGTTTCGATGAAGTGAAACCCATTGAAGAACCTGCAATTCTTCTTTGGGCCGCGATGATGGTAACTGATTCGCGCCTACTCCACTTCGCCAAGTATTTCCTGATTGATTCTCGTGTCGGGAAAACCGATCCAGGCCAAAGCGTAAAAAACAATGCGCTCATCAAAAAGGAACTTCGGCAACAGTTCGAACGTTACTTGGATGATTCTCAACTCACTCTCGGTGACGAGAGCATTCTTCAAGGAGAACTCATCCGGCGAGATATTGTGATCGATGCTATGGTTCCTACGGATGTTCAACACACTCCTCCGAAAACAACGCTTCAGTTGTTGAAGAAGACGGACACGACGATTGACATCCAGTGGACGCGGGCAACGGTGAGTGACTTCTACTCTTACGTTGTCTACATCGATACGCTTCCTGAGATTGAAGATAAGACGCGCCTTTCTTCCGCTTTGACAAATCCAGGCGTGAGAGAAGGGCTTGAACCCATTCTTGTCATCTCTCAGGAACAGTGGCAGAACGCCGCTAGACTGAGTGACTTGACTCCCGATACCGTCTATTGGATCGTCGTTGGGACGACGGACTACAATGGGCGCATCGCCATCTCCAACGAACTTCAGGTGAGGACAGATGCCTAGAATTCTTGACAAGAGAGTAGCGGCACTCAAGCGGCAAGGCTTCGACGAAAGCCGTGCTTTTGCCATCGCTACGTCTGCCCTTCAGAAAGAAGGGAAGATGGAAAAAGGATCGCAGAAACTTGTCCGGGGCGGACGTGGAAAAAGTGTACCGAAGAAACGGACAGGGAAAAAGAATCGGAGAGCGTGATATGGACGCCACGATGGAAGCACGTTGGGATAAATGTATCGATGACGTTCTCGCTGGCGAGATCAACATCGATGTTCCCAACGATTTCGTGTGCGCGTGGGCTGACTGTCCAAAGGAGAAGGGCGACCCCGACAGGTACATCATAGGAGTGTTGAAGTGTCGCATTTGTCTGAGAAAGCATCTCGCGGCATGGCCGAAAGACATCTTTGAGGATTTTACCCAAGAGTGCGATCATTGTTTTCATCGCACATGCGAGCCTGTGACAGACGATGTGGTGTTCGCCGAGTTCACCAAACCCATCGTTCCGCTGAAGGAGATTTGAGTTGGCTCTTCTTCCGAACTTTCCAAAGGGGCTTGGTCCTCGTGAAGTCGTAACCTTTAACGAGGAACTCAAATCAATTTTCCATCAAGAGCGTTCATTGCTGAATGATCCTCTTGTAGACTTTCACCAATACGCTTTTTGTCGGGAAGACCTTGGAAGCGGAAACATTCGGCCTAGAAGGGAATTGGTGAAACAGTACACTGCCATTCCCGCCAGTGTGCCGAATCTGGATGACGAACAAATCGCCAACAGCGGCGGATTGATTCTTCCCACGGATCGTTTTTTGAGTGTGTACGATGTAAACCCGAACATCCTTTCCGTGGTTACTTGGCCGTCTGGATCGGGCAATCTGTTCACGATCAAACGAAAGGAGTACAACCCTGCAAGTGGACGCTGTGAAATGCTCATTCGCCAAGACAACCATTTGAAAGGTGTTGTGTACACGCGAATCAAGGCTCAGACATTTGCAGGGCCGTCTTGGCAAGTGACAGACGACGTTGAAAAGATCGTACTGACTGTAAACAAAAGCGACGTGGACATGGAAGCCGAGTTGATCTTTTCGGGGATCATCGCTGTTGGAGATGTCGTCTTTTGGGCGTTGAAGGAAGAATTCAAGTTGCTTGACGAAACGGAATTCCGGCCAACAATGGAAGATAGGATTCTTGACACGGATCATACCGGAGCGGATCAAGAGTTCATTGTTGTCGGCGTTCGTTTCGATCCGAGAGAAGACTTCTACCGGCTGTTGTGTCGCCGGTACGGGGAGAACTGACCGAGATGTCATACTTAAACGTGTTTCCAGAGTTCGTAGGATTTGATCCTAGAAATGCAGGAAGGATCAACTCTGAACTTCTTGGCTATTCGTTTGAGGCTCCAACCTTTTCGAATAAGGCGTCGAATGCGTTTCACTTTTTGTTCCGTAAGGCGGCTCATTCCGTGGTTGGAACCTTGGTTTACTTTAACGCCTCTGTCTCTGTAGGCGTTAAGGTGGTTTTCAGAGCGTGTGACGTACTCAAGATTGTCTCGTCTGTTGTTGGTTCTTTTTCCGTCAATGTGGTTGACTTCAAGGCCAGGAGGGCAAGGACTGACGAAGGCAAGCATCACAAGACGATGGATGTTTATGCGTTTGCGCTTTCCTTTCTTGGAAAGATCAACGCTTACATATCCTGTTTTGCCCGTTGGCGAAGGCTTGAGTATTTTTTCCGTAGTGTCTCTTCTCACAAGTCCTGTGTGGGAGACACTGTAGAAGCCTTCGTAGCCTGGAATCTGTTTCCATCTCATGTCTTAACTATTACACGAAAATCGTGCGATAGTCAAGTCAGAAATGGGAATAAAGATGAGGAGGGCACTAACGATTAGTTACGAGATTTTGGAAGCTGTTAGACGCGCGTTGGTGGCTTCTGACGATCCTACCACGGGCGTTGGGCCGCTTGTTGGTGATCGGATTTATCCGTCCGACAGCAAGATGCTTGAGGATTTGACAGACGGCAAGCTGCCTGCCGTAACGTTTAACATGCTGGCCGAAACTGTTGATCCTTGCGGAAGGATCGACGGGACGGTTCAGATCGATGTGATTCACAAAGGGCAGACGAAGGAGAAGAAAACCATTTGGTTGGTTCACCGGGCCATTCAGTTGGCCGTGACCCCAAGGCTTCTTCAAGCCGTGGTTCCGTCTCCCGTGCCGGATTTGAAGATCAATGTCGCTCTTTTCCGGCAAGAGTCGGTTGAGGATAACGTATTCGATGAGAGAACGGATACGTACCGGCTCCGCAGTCAGTGGGCCACTAAGTATGTTAGGACTCCATGATGGCTGAAAGCAGATTGGCAGTCATGCTTGGGACTGACAAACAGCGTGCCCGCAGAGAATTCCGCGAGGCGTTGCGGAATGTTGGTGTGAGACTCGAAAAGGAGATTCGAAGAACCGCACCGCGCGGGGATAAGAATGCTCCCGGTCCTTATCGTAGAGAAACAGGAAAAGGACTAGTCGATTCTCTCCGTGTTGTCGTCCGTGGCGATAGCGTTACTGTCGTTTCGGATGCCCCGCACTTGTTGCCGTTGACTGAAGGCTTCGGCCCGAACTTCATCTTCGCAAAGAGGGCGGGGGGAATACTGGCCTTTCCTAACAAGAACTTTTTGTTGCGGAAAGGGACAGACACGCTTCGTCGAAGACGGAGCAAAGCACAAAGGAAGGGATTGGGTAAGGGGAATCTCTACAAGCAATATGCCACTCACGTACTTCACCCTGGAGCGAAGCCCAATCGTTTCTTGCAAAAGGCTGTGTCCAAGGCGAGGAAGTTTCTCCTTGAGGAACTGAGACGCCTTCGATAAGGACAAAGACAGGAGTGTGGAACAATGGCTCATTACGAGCGCCCAAGTCCCTACAACTACACTCTTGGGGGCATTCGTTTGTGGGTGAACGAACTTCTCGATGCTTCCGCAACTCCGCCTAAGTATCGCGGATTTGTCGATCTTGGCTGCATCGAAGAGGCTCCTTTCGCACAAGCGATTGACTTTCAAGAGCACTTCTGCGCGTCCACCGGAACGCGGGTGAAGGATCGAAAGATTGTCAAGGAAATCTCTTCGACCATCACTGTCACCATCGTTGAAGCCGATCCCGAGAACCTTCGGCTCTTCTTCCTTGGTGGGGACATCACGGACGTTGCTGCTTCTCCAGGTGGTGGGAGTGTGACAACCGAAGTGATGAAGCTGACCGGAACGGAAAGGCGCATTCTGAAGGATGGTGTCAACGCCTCTTCGGTTGTTGTTGAACCGTATGGTGGCGGCGCTGCGTTCACTGTCACGACCGACTACGTGATCGAGGATCATTTCGGCCACAAGGCCATCCGTCGTGTTGCCACTGGCAGCATCGGCGATGGCGACTTCGTTGAAGTGGACTACACGCATGATGTTTTGGAGAGCAGAAGTTTCAATCCGCTCACCCAAATTCTCAAGACTGCGCAGGTCCAGTTCATCGGTGTGTCGGATACCGGACAGGAAATGATCGCACAGTTTGACAACGTTCAGATCAATCCGACTGGTGACTTCAGTTGGAACAGCGACGACTGGACTTCGTTCCAGTTGGAACTGGACATTCTGGACAACAGCCTTGCTGCGCCGAGTGCGCCCTACGGGGTCATTCAGCAACTTGGGGCTGGCCAGAACATTTAGTCGATAGCATGTGCTGTCGGCTGTTACTGTCCGAAAAGGAGAGAGGGAGTGAGGGCCTTGAACCTCACTCTCTCTCTTTCATTTATCACGGGAGATGACTGACATGAACGGAGAAGCCACGAAGGTAGACGAGTTGGCGGCGGAAAAAGAAGAAAAAGCAAAGCAGGAAGTTCCTGAGAAGAAGGAAGAAACCGAAGAAGAAAGAAAGGCAAGGCTTCGGAAACTTCTTACGACGAGAGAAGAAGAGTATGAACCTCTCGGCATGTACGCGGAAAAGCGCCCGAAGAAACTGATTCTTCGTCGCTGGCCGTGGGGCTTGGGAATGACACTTCTACCCCAAGGCGTTCAGATTTTCGGCTCTTCTCTTGGAGGTTTGATTTCTCCCCAAGGAGAGTTGGCAATCAGCATTTCATCCATGATCGGCATTTTCACCGAAGACAACATCGGAAAGATGCTCACGGACAATTCTGCGTCTGTGACGGAAATCATCGCAAAGACGCTCGCGCAAACAGATGACAACAAAAGGCCGTACAACTTCAGCAGCGAAAAGGAGGCTTTCGATTACGTCCATGAACTTGAGTTCTTCGACATCGTTGAACTTGGAAAGATCATCTTCGAACAGAACTTTGAGTTCATCCTAAAAAACCTGCTAAGCGGACTGGTGACGATGGAAAAGATCGCCAGTCCGAACCTGTCTCCGACGCGCAAATAATCTCGCGCTTGGTAAGGCACGGGTACACGATAAGGAACATCTTGTGGGAGTTCAGCGAAGAGGAGATCAGCATCTTGTACAAGGAAGTCATCACGGGGGAGTTGGAGGACATCAAACAAATGGCCATCGCCACTCGTCTTGGCGTCAATGCCGACGCGAAACAGTTCAAACGAGTGATGAAAGAGTACGACGAAGCCGGAAAGGGAGATCGACCAAAAGAACGCGGGATCAATTCTCAGTTTGTGGAGAAGTTGCAAGTGCTCAACAAACTTAGAGGGAGCGGGGCAAGAAACAAGGGACGACCGAACTACAAAGGACGAGTCCCTAGAAGACCCCCGCCGCCCTCTATGGGGTAAGGGAGCAAGACCGTGGCCGAAACCATTCTGATTAGGCTTCAACTCGACACGCGAAGTATTCAAGTCGTTGAAGAACGCTTGAAGAAGTTTAAGACGCGAGTCGAAGCAAGGCTTAACCTGAAGATCAAAATCAATCAGGCTGCGCTTACGGCTACTCTCAAAGCCGCCGAAAAGAAGCTGGATGCTTTTCGGAAACGAGCACAAGACAGACTTGTTATCAAAGCGAGAATCCAAGTTGACAGCGCGGCATTGGCCGGACTCCAAACGGCACTCGCTTCGATAAACAACTTCACTCGGAAGATCGCTGCATCTACCACGGCGGCATCTAAAGGCTTCACTCAGTTTTCTACTGTGGTGAATCAAGCCAACAAAGCAATCAGAGACTTGAACCGCGCTCGTATTGCCGGTGGTGCTGGTGGAGCATTCGCGGAAACCACGAAGTCAGCGGGATTGCTCAATCGTGCTCTCGGAATAACGAGACAGTCGTTCTTCGGCTTTGTGGCGGCTGCCGCGATAGGCCAGCGTGTCTTGCGCAGCGTTGTTGAAACGTTCACCGAGTTCGAAACAAAACTTGTTCGTGTCGGGCGTTTGGTTGGAAAGTCCGGCGATCAGTTGCGGGACTTGGGAGAAGAACTTACGAACGTTGCAAGCAGTCTCGGCATCGCAACGAACGAAGTTCTCGATCTTGCGGAAGCGGCTGCGAGGTTGGGCGTTGCTCAAGACAATCTCGTGCAGTTTGTCAAGCAAGCCCAAAAAGTCGCTATCGCGTTGCAGTTGACCGGACAGGAAGCGGCTGAAGCGTTCAAGTCGTTTACGCTTCTCTTCAAGATCGACATTGCGAACATCACCAAGATCGGCGACGCATTCAATGCCGTGGCCGATGCTTCAGCCGTCTCCGCTGCTTCTCTCGTTCGTTTCGTGCAGTTCCTTGGACCTGTGGCGAATCAGTTCAACATTCTCGGCACGGAAGGCATTGGAGCTATGACGGCTCTTGGTGCCGTGCTCGCGGAGTTGGGTGTTTCGGCGCAAGTCACAGGAACAGGCTTGCAGAGAATCCTCGCGCAGATCACAGACCGTTCCAGGGAAGCGGCAAGAGTCGCGGGCGTTTCCTTCGAAGAGTTCTCGAAACTCCTCAAAACGGATATGCTCGGCGCTCTCGATCTTGTGTTGAAGGGATTCAATGCTCTTGATGCGCAAGGAAAGATCACGGCGCAAACGCTTCTCGGCCTTAACAACATTCGCGTTGGACGTGTTCTTAACTTACTGGCCGCGAACACGGAACGAGTGGCACAGAAACAACTCATCGCCAATCAGGCTTTCCGAGACGGCGTCTCCGTTGAAGCGGAGGTGCAACGGCAGTTGGCAACGCTTCAAAGTCAGTTCCAGCAAACGGCGAATGAAATCGGGCGTGTTATCAGAGATGCGTTCGAACCGTTCGGTAAGATCGTTAAAGACGTGCTTTTCCAAGTGCGCGAATGGATCAAGGAGAACCCTGAGTTCGCAAAGCAGATCGCAACGCTTGCCATTGAGTTTGGTGCGTTGGTTGCTGTGCTTGGCACCGTGGCGACAGCGGCATTCATCTTCATCGAAGTTTTTGGAAGTGCGCTCGGTGTCATAACGGCTTTCGTTGGTTCTGTGGGAAGACTTCTTCTTTGGTTGGCCAGACTTGTTCCCGCGTTTGGAGCAGCTTCAAGGGCCATCCTTTTCTTCTCGGTGGCTTCGACAAGAGCAGCAAAGATTGCCATTGCCAATCTCATCGCGGCTATCACAGGAGCAGGTGTGGGCGGCGTGAGTCTTATCGGCGCGCTCGGAAAAGTGCGTATCGCTTTTCTTGCAGCATCTAAAGCCGCACTCATCTTCCTTGCATCCGCAGCAAAGATCATTGCCGTTGTCGGAATCCTTGTTGCTGGCCTTGTGGCCATCATCGATCTTGCTTCCGAATTAGCCTATGCTCTTGGTCTGATTCAAAAGCCTACGGAATTCTTGAACACTGGATGGAAAAAACTCGGAGAGACGTTCGGCTTTGTCGAGAAACAGACGGAGAAAACCAGGAACAGGCTCAGGGAAATACGTGAAGAAGCAAAGAAATCGGCAGAAGAAACCGGCGCGTTGACGAACGCTGTGAACGTTTTGAACCAAGAGTTCAAGACGATTGCGGATGCTACAGAGCGTGTCAGCACGGGGTTGAAGGACTTCACGGAAGTTTCAAGAGAGTCCATCAACAATTTGCTCACGCAGTTTAGTCGTACAGACGTAAAACTTCAAGAGTTGATCGATCAGGAAGGTTTGACCGAAGGCATCGCAAGAACGCTTCGGCAAGGCGCTGTGGGCGTGCGGCAGGCTTTCGATCAATTCATACAGGAAGCGTTGACAAGCCGTGAAGGCAAAGTAGGCGAAGAGGAAGCTATTGCTCGCGTTCAGCGCGTTGTGGATCGGATCAACTTCATCGTAGGAAAGGATGCGCCGCAATTCAAAATCGAAGTTGATAAAGCCAATTTCGATAGAGTGCGCGGACAAGTCAACGAGTTTATCAAGGCACTTGCTTTTGAAGCTGTCTCCGATGACAGCGAAAAAGCAAGTAAAGCTCTCGCCAAGTTTCTTCAAGTCTTTGGTGCTATCGACGCAGCCACTTTTGGTGCCGAAGCTCTTAAACAATTTGATAAAGACCTGCAAAGCCTTCGAGAAACTTTTGACATCACATCGGAACAGGCGCTTATCTTCGCCACGAAACTCCAGGCAAGCCGGATTCCTCTTGCGCAAGTTGCTGGTGGCCTGAATCCTTTCATGTTCCAGCTTGAACGACTATTCGGGAGTGGACAGCGTGGAATAGAAGTGTTCGATGAGTTCATTAACACGCTCACAAAATTCCGATCCAGTATTGTTTCTATTCCTGACATCGATTTTGTTTCGGACCTGAAATTGGATACGGCCAACGAGTCATTGCGAACGTTCGTCAATTTGACGGCGGAACAGCAAACCAAACTCGTTGAGATCGTGGAGCAACAGAAAGTTCGTGCTAAACTACAAAAAGGCATTGCGGATAATGCTAAGGAAATTGCTAGACAGGAAGAAAAAGGTCTTACAGCACTCCGCAAGCGTTTGAACTTTCAGAAAGAAATACTGCGCTTCATCCAAAGGAATTTGGAACTTCAAGGTAAGGACAAGTCGCCAGAACTGCTTAAAGATGAAGAAAATACCAAAACAATCATTCTTCAGCTTGAAGAAAAGATTGCGAAGGAAACGAAGAAGACCCAGGATAACGACAAGGAACGTGTGCGGATCAATCGTCTCCTTGAGCGAATCAATCGGCGTAACGAATCTCTTCTCGCGCGACAGGCGGAAACTGCAAAGGATATGGCGGCGCAAATCGAAGCGATTCATAAACGCGAGATGGCAATCGTCGATACACTGCGTAAGCAAGGAGCGACTGCCCAGGACATCGCGAAGGCGCGTGTCAAGGCCACACAAAATGCCCTCCTTGCTGAAACAACTTTCTTGACGAAGCAGCTTGAAGTTTTCCGGCGCGAACAGCAAAAAGCCGTTCGTGACTTGGACAAACTTCAGAAGAGCGGAGAAGCGTTCCTTCGAAGACAACTTCGGCTGCTCGATCCTAACAAGCAGATCAACGCTCTTGAAGACCTGTTTGATGAGTTCCAGAAGGAAGCCCTCAAGGGCGGCTTCGTAGGTCTTGAACGTGTGGCTCTCACGCGCTTCCAGAAGCGTTTCCAGCAAGTCGCGGCAGAACAAAAAAAGGAAGATCAGACTCAACTTCAAGACTTGTTCAAGAAACGGATTGAAGTCCAAGAGAGGCTTCAGGAACTCGGTTTCGAAGACGAAAAGGCCAGACTCGATTCTCTCAACCAAAATCGTGAACGTCAGTTGTTGCGTGAGAAGGGCTTGAGAGGACAAGCACTCGAACTCGAATTGCAGAAGCGGATGTTTGAAATCGAACAGGAAGACAGGGTTCGAAACCGCAATTTCGAAAGTGCTACCAAAGAACTTGAAGAAACCGAAACCAAAATCACAGACATCCAAAACAGGACGTTCAACAATCAAGGCAAAGTACAAGCTCTTTACAAAAGCGCGTCTGCTGAATTGCAGAAAGCCTTTGCTATTGGCGATGCTCGCGTGAAAGAGATGGAGAGACGCGCCAAGAATGCTTCCAACGGTATTATCACGGCTTCGCGTGAACTTGCCGATGCGGCAAGGAAACTTGAAGAAGCCGCGAAGCTGGCGTTCTTCCGCCGAATCTTCAAAGAAGAGTTCGATCAGCAAAAAGCCACGAACGAAGCGCGCTTGGATGCCGCAAACGCGACCATCAAAACATTCACCAGTCTCCAACAGCTTTTGGATGTCGAATTCCGAGAGAAGCTGAGTGAGTTCGCGCGAACGTTCGAAGACTTCGGCACGGAGTTTTTGACTTCAGGAAAGAAGTTGGTTGCCATCAATGCTAGTCTTGGTGAGACGGAACAGTTGATCCGTCAGCTTAAACTGAAGGAGACTAGCGGAGAGATACTCACTGAAACTGAAAGGGAAGCCCTTCTAAACGCCGAAGCGCGGCAAAAGAGTCTCAAGAGGGACAGGAAGAGGCTTGAGGAAACCGAGAAGCAAAACAGGGAAACGCTGAGAGCGTTCCGGGAAAAGCAAGGTGCTTTGGCTGTTGAGTTCGCGGAAAGACTCAAAGAAGCCTTTCCTGAAAGAGAGGACTTGCAGAAAGCCTTTGCTGAAGGCTTCGATAAAATCCTCACGTCCGTTGAAAGGGCTGGCCCGACACAAGAGGCTTTTGGTTTTGTCAGTGAACTTACCGACAAAGCCATCCGCGATCTTATCAACGACATCAACTTCAGGCGCACTGAGATCGAGAAGAGCACGCAGAAGTTGTCCGACAAAATGGACACGTTCCTTGAGGCGCTTCCCAAAACAATCGAAAAGACTTTCGAAGCGTTCAAGAAGGGTAATGAAAAACTGAATGAAGCCGCTGACAAAGCGGAAGACATCGCGAAGCGCGCTCTCTCGAAGCCTGAAGTTGTCAAGCCCGTCGAAGAAGCGGCGAAGGCACCTGCCGAGCGTGAGAAGAAAGCCGCCAAGGTGAGTAAGGAGGATACGT